CATACAGCACAGAAGCCTTGACTTCGCCGTTTCCGGTGATACAGCAGGCATCCAGAAACTTTGAAACAACGTCCATTTCTTTCCGGTATTCGCTGACGGCATCGAGCACTTTTTTCGGCATCTGCAAGCCCTCTTTCTGCCAGAGCAGACAGCCGTCAACCGCCCATTTCAGGATAGATTCGGATTCTTTGGCAAGCTTGTATTTCAGATTTCTGTCAACTCGATTCGCCGGAATATCAAGCTGAAACGGAATTAAATGAATTCTGCGCCAGATACCTTTGTCCGTTCCTCTGATTGTGGGCTTATGGTTGGTCGCCATCCACAGCTTGAACTCCGGATGAAATTCAAATTCTTCGCAGTAAAGCTTCCGGACGGTCATAATATCATCGCCGGTCATCTGCTTGATTAACGGCTCATTCAGACGGGTGTTTTCAGCAGTTTCGGAACAGGTCACAAGCCGAGAACCCTGCAAGCGTGCAAGGTCAGAACTTGCCGAATTTCCGGCTTTATTCTGCATCATGATAGTATCCGCCTGAATATTGCTTGCATAATCGCCGAAAATATGCCGGAGAATTTCCAGAAAGATAGATTTTCCGTTATTTCCAGAGCCGTACAGGAAAAATGCGCACTGTTCCGCATTCGAGCCTGAAAGCGAATAGCCGACAGCTTTCTGCACATACCGGATTAATTCTTTATCGCTGAGAAAGATTTCATCCAGAAATTTCAGCCAGCGTTCCGGCTTCGGAGCATCGGCAATATAGGGAATCGGGATTTGTTTCGTCAGGAAATACTTGCTGTCATGGGGCATTAATTCGCCTGTTTTCAGGTCGAGAACGCCGTTCTTTACACCGATGATTGTCCTGTCTCTGTCGAGCTGTTCCGGCAGAACGGGCATGAAATGCGCCGCACCTGCGACCATATTTTTACGGGCATTCTGGCTTCTGGTCTTCTTGATATGCTTTTTGAAAGCCTTCTGCATGTCCTCATTTTCAGCATAGACTCCGGCGGAATCTTCCTGTTCCATGCGCTGAATCACGCAGTCTGCTAAAGTCTGACAGTATTCAAAATTATCACGATACCATTTTCCATTCTCATAGTACAGAAATTTATGCTCGGTATAGAAGAATTTCAGCATATGCCCGAACATATCAAGCAGACGTTCGGAGTTGCCTAAATCATCGAACTTGTACATTTTTCCGACTGGAGTCGATTTTGCAGGCGGTGCGGATTTTTTGCCGATTTTCAGGGATTTATCCTGAATCTGATTTTTCGGCTGATAGCATTCACTGCAACTGGAAATTGCCTTCTGAATGGTCAATGCGCCGTAAGTCGAGCCGGACTGTTTTCTGTCCCATTTTTTGCGCATGAGTCCGGAACTGCGATAGATTTCGTCCATTTTTCCGGCATCGCCTGCGCACCAGAAAGCCAGCATATTACAAAAAGCAATATCGGCTTCTGACTGTGACGGATATTCCGAAAAATCGCCCTGATACAGACTTTCAAACTTTGCACCGTTGGCAGAATTACTGGCTTTTTCGATAATTTCATGAACAGAAAGACTTGTTTCAGAAAGCGTCATCTGCCCGGAATCAGAACTTTCAGAACCGCCTAAATATTTCTGATGCAACGGCTTGATTTCTTCGGTTCTGTCCGGAATGTCCTCACGGTCAGAAATAGCATTGCCCGTCATGACGAAAAAGCGACCGCTGTCGTACATCTCGATTTTGCCGTTTTTGCGCCGTCCTTCGGGCAATCTGCCCTTGCAGATGATGTGAATCCCATTGCCGGACTGACTCCATTCTGTATAGCTGTCAAGATTTGTCAGAAATTCACCGATTGTATTCGCATAATCGCCATCGGCACAGGCGGCTAATTCGTCCGGCATGTCGTCCAAATCGACACCGAAATAGCCGGAATTCTCGAACATAAAGCCGATACCGGCAAAGTCTCTGGAAACGATTTCCGCCGTTTCAAAATCTGTCCATGTTTCGGGATGATTGCTTTGTGCCTGACCGCCTGTTTTCGGATTTATCGGAATTTTTGAAACTCCGGAATGCGATTTCGGGTCGGGCTTTGCCTTCCAGACGACCCAGTTCGGGAGTTTTTTGAGTTCTTCGGGAATTAATTCATACATGAAAAATCACTCCTGATAAATTTAGATAACAAATCCGGACGGACGGAAAACCGTCCGCCGGAATGTAGTGCTTAAAACGGAATGTCATCATCAGAGATAATTTCCTGAAAATCGTTCAGGCTTTCGTCTTCCGGAACAGCAGGCGCAGGCGGTGCGCTGTAAGCCGGATTCAGCGCAGAATCGCTATTTTCGTATTCATCGGGGTCGGATTCGTGAACGCCACGGAGTTGGTCAATCTTTTCGCTGAGCTTGCCGTTATAAGTTTCGTGATGGACAATCACTCTGAGTTCCTTGCCGATAAGCAAACGGCAGATGTCGTTCATATCCTCGAATTCCTTGCCGGAGCTGAGAATTCCGGTCACGTCAAGCAGGCGATACAGGTGAGCGTAATTATAATTTCCGACCTGTCTGTCCATATCGTTGAGCTTTTCGGGGGTTTTCTGGAAGATATTCAGAAACAGGATTCTGTTCTGACAGGGCTGTTTCACGTCATCACGGATTTTCAGGCGGACAGAAAGCTGCGGTCTGCCGGACTTCGTGGGGCGTTCCTCTGCCTGCTCGATGAAAACTTCATATTCTCCGCAGGGAACAAGCGAAAATTCCTGTTTTTCGGGCTTTTTTCCAAAGTTAAACATAAAAATACCTCCATGAATTAAGATTTGATTAAATTGATTGCATCTTCGACACTTCTGCAAACTCCGGCGATTGCACCGGAACTCTGCATTGCTTCGAGAAAGTGCTTTTGTTCGGGAGAGACTCTGCCGGATTTGGTCTTGATTTCGAGATAAACCGCTTTTCCGTCAGATTTGCGGTGTCCGTTCAAATCAGAGTAGCCTTTCGGCACTCCAGTCGAGAAATACCGTCCGTCAGGTGTAAATCCTCTGCCGACATTCGTCCGGAAAATCACGCAGTACGGCGAAACCGCCGCCATGATTTCGAGCATGAGCCTGTGTTCTTTCGTCATCATAAAAACCCCCTTTCCTTCGCCTGATACCATGCCCAGCCTTTTTTATAGTGATGTGCTTCTGCATAAGCAAGAAGTTCCTGATAGCTTTTACAAGCCGATGCAGGCTTGATATTGAAATGAAATCCCTCAATCTTTTTGATTTCGGCAGATTCATCAATCTGGATTTCTCTGGATTTGACCGGAAACACATGGTGACAGTACGGACAAACTACCGGACTGGTTTCCGGAACGAACACGCCGAAGCATTTCGGACACTGCACTGTCTGCAAATCCTTTTCGGCTAAGAGCTTTTTGAGGTGCTTTTTCGGATTGCCTTCGAGTGTCCATTCTCGGTCATCATCGGGCATTCCGTGCCGTCCGTAGTTTCCGACATGGTCTAAGATGATTGCTTTTTTGTTCGGACGATAGCGCATACAGCGCATTGCCTGCTGAATATACAGAGTCAAGCTTTGTGTGGGTCTGAGCATTATCACACAGCCACAGTCGGGAACGTCAAATCCCTCTGAAATCAAATCGACATTGCAGAGAATTTGAATCTTGCCTTTCCTGAAATTCTCAATCATTTCAGAACGCTGTTGTTTCGGAGTTTCGCCGTCAATGTGTTCCGCCGGAATGCCGGCTTTCCGGAATTCCTCTGCCATGCTCTGGGAATGCTTCACAGATGCGCAGTAGCAGACGGCTTTCACACCTTTTGCAAACTGCTGATAATATTTAATCACATCGCCGAAAATCTTCGGCTTGGACATTGCAGTTTCGATAGATTTGGAATCAAATTCGCCTCTTGAAATCTTGATGCCGGATAAATCGGCGATATCCGGAGCATAATAGTCATAGGGAGCTAAACACTGATTTTCGATAAGCCATTTTGCCGAAACACCGACGATTAAATCATCATTGACATCGACAAGTCCTGAGCCGTCCAGCCGGACGGGCGTTGCGGTAACGCCCACCCGATAGGATTTTTTAAAATAATCATAGATTTTCCGGTAAGAATTGGATTTGCTGTGATGATTTTCGTCCGTGATGATTAAATCCGGAGTTCGCAGGCTTGCCAGCCGTCTGGATGCGGTCTGAATCATCATAATGTCGCACATGCTCATGTCAACGCCCCACCAGTTGAACGTTCTGAAAATCTGTTCACAGAGTTCTTTCCTGTGAACCAGAAACAGAACATTCTTGTGATTGAGAGTTGTCCGCTTTGCGATTTCGGCAACTATCACAGACTTACCGCCGCCGCACGGCAGAACAATGCACGGAGCTTTATGCCCGGTTCTCCATGATTTTTGCGTCCGGAGAATCAGTTCTGTCTGATAATCACGAAGCTGTGGCATTCTGATTCATCTCCTTCGCCTTGACAGCGCAGTCCCAGCAAAGCTTTCTGCCGTATTTCTTTTCTGTGATTGTAGCAATCTGTTCCGGAGCGTGATTCTTTACTGTCTGAATTTCCTGACCGCAGTCGGCGCAAATCAGGGGTTCAGCGGTCTGAAACAGATGTGCAATCTGCTTGAAATCGAGGGGCATTTTATCCGGCAGTCCGAAGCGGTTTTTCGCATCCCACCAAGCTGTTTTTGTGGCATACATGACACGTTTCTGACTGGTTGCACGGTGCTTTTTGCCCTCACTGTCAGTCGCTGTGATATTCGTCTGAAATGCGAGGAACAGCGTCATATCAGACCATTCTTTCAGCATGGGAGCGATTTTATTTGTGGTCTTGCTTCCGAGCTTCATTTCCCAGTGGTCATATTCGGCAGTTTCTTCCGGCAGAGTGACTTTTTTCGTAATCGCATGACAGAGAATCACGACATTGACCCCTGCCGAAATCAGCGGATTTGTCAAATCAAGAAATTTGCTGATTAATTCGCATTCATACTGCCAGCCCTTGCCATAGCCGAAATCCTCAATGCCTTTGAGAACTTTCTGTTCAGTCGAGTTATCACGGCAGATTTTTTCAATTGCCATGCGTTCCGCCCAGTCGAATGTATCGATGATAACGCTCTGATAGCCTTTCTGCTGATGATTCTCGGCGATGAATTTCAGTTCGTCGCAGAGCATTTCCCAGCATGTCGGAGAGGGCAGACGGCGGACGTTCATGTGAGTGGTACTGCCCTCACAGTCGATGAAAACCGCACCCGGACACTGGCTTGCAAGGGTCGATTTCCCGACACCTTCCTGACCGTAGAGAACGACTTTCAGCCCTTTTCCGTGCTGTACGCCGTTGACTTCTTCATAGTTAAACTGGCTCATGTAAATTCTCCTTTCTGCACTCCGGACAGAATTCCGGAGTGCCGTCAAAATGATAATCTTCTTCATAGAGTTCTTTTCCGCAGTTATCGCAGACATGAATCATAATACTGTCATGCCGGAAACACGTTTCGCAGGAATGACCGCACCGTGCCGGAGATTTTCCGGACAGGCACATCAGAACGTCTTTTATCATGCCTGCACCTGCTTTCTGATTTCGTCCAGATTGTGCAGCACACCTTTGAGCGCATTTTCGGACTTATCAAGAAATGCCGTATCCGGATATTCTCCCAGAAAATCTAAAAGCTGTTTCATGCAGATGCCCACAGCCCCGAGCTGACTTCTGAATTGTTTCATTTCCGGCGATTCTTCCGAAGTATCGGGCTTTTTAGCAAGTGCAAGCTGTTCCCTGAGTTTTGTCACTTCTGCAAACGCATTGTCTCTCTGGAGATTTGCCCTGCTGATTTCTTCCTGCGCTTCTTCCTTGACACGCTGTCTTTCCTCAACAAGCTGCTGATTCATATTAGAAGTGAATTCTGCAAAGCGTTTTTCCTCGGCATCGGAAACAGCCTGTTCCTGATTTTCATAGTCCCAGATTTTGAGTTCCAGTTCGGTATTCTGTTCCGTAAGGGATTCATTTTGCGCTTTCAAACGTTCGATTTCTTCGAGTGTTTCGGGGTCTTTTTCAAAGACGGTATCACGGGGCTGATTTTCGAGTTCCTGAACCTGCACTTGCAGTTCATCACGGCATTCTTTCAGACCGCTGTTTTCGGATTGAAGTTCTGCGATTCTGGATTCTGACTGTTTCTGTTTCTTTTCCAGTTCAGCGATTTTTTTCTCAAGATTGCGCTTAGAAATATCAGACACATCATTTTCCTGCATAATTGTTTCACGGTCACTTTCAGACAATCTGGATAGTACATAAAGGTTCGATATTGAAATTTGTTTTGTCACCCCGGGGTTACAAAATTCTTCAGGAAGATTCTCTACAATAGAGATATACTGATAACCCTGCTTCCGGCTGAATCCAATTTCATTTGTGACATATTCCTCGAAATTGGAATACCCTAATTCTTTGTAGAGTTTTCCGTCACGCATAGCAATTAGAGATTTGCCGATTTCCCAGACAGCATCTCTTGCAAGCTGAATATTGGACATGATGTTTTCTGTCAGCTTTTTTGCTTCGACAAATTCCTGTGACACAACGATTTCATTCTTATTTTCCTGCATAAATGCAACAACTCCTTTCATAAACGGGTTTCGGAACGCCTTTCCTTGTATGTTTCTGTACAATTTTCATAAAAAAATTACAATTCAGGCGGCTTTCTGCCTGAAAAAACTATTTTGCAGATAGATTTTATAAGCTTCCACGAATGCACGGACTTCCGCTGTAGGGTCACGGTTGCGGAGACCTCTGACCTGCATGATTTTTCCGTCCGTGCTGACTTCCATTGTGTAGAAAGATTTGTCCGGAGCTTCTTTCCGTCTGATGAACAGAATATGAAGTTTTCCCTCTGCATGGCGTTCGGCATAACCGCCGACGCAGTGATGTAAATTCGCACCCTCTGCGATGATTTCGCTCATGCTTTCCGGCTGGCGAATCAGCAGATTTCCGGATTGAAATTCTAATTTTCTGCGTTCAGGAATGCGTTCCTGCAAGTGCTGTTCATGTACTTTATCTGCTTCATAACGGATAATTTCCGTCAGTCTGGTATGCATTTCCTCAAAATCATGTGGCATAGAAACTGCCGTATCCTGCGGATTGTAATGCAGTTGCCTGCACTGTTCCAGATAATCCCGATAATCATAAAATCTGACATTCTGACCGGAAAGATACATGGCGAGCCGATAGGGTTTCAGTCCGGTGATTTCGCAGAAATTCTGCACATCATTCTGACTGTAGCCGAATGTATCCGCCATTGCAAGCAGTTCTTCGGGGAAGCATTTCGGAAAGATTTCTTTCCAGCGCAGATAGACAGGATAAAGATTTTCATGCCCTTGCAGAACTTTGAATTCCGTTCGGTTCAGATTGAGCATTTTCAGCAGATTGTTGGATTTGAGATTGATTCCGGACAGAATCGAGAGCGATTCATGACCGCCCCAGAATCCGGAAACGGTTTCTGTCAGAGTGCAGTCATAGCCGGATTTCATGAGATATTCCAGATTTCTGTGCTTGCAGTACAGATGCAGATATTCCATGATGAGTGCGCCGTGATAGTATTCCAGAGCTGAATATTTCATGCAGGATTCAAAAACAGCCTGTCTGTTAATGATGTGGTAAGTATTATCGAACTGATAACCGTAACCGGATTTGCAGAACACGGGTTCTCTGAATTCTTTCCGGATGTTCCAGTGCTTTCCGTCATCCGAACCGTAGCGGACAGAGCCGTCCTCTGCGAACACATACCGCTGACGTTCTTCGATTTTTCCGGTAGAATAACGATGATAGCATCTGACGAAAAGTTCATGACCGCAAGTCAGCATGACGGCGAAATTTTCGGCTTTTTTGCCGTGCATTTCTTCTGAAAACCTGTCCGGCAGAGCCGGGAACTGCCGGAGCAGTTCTTCTTTTCTTGCTTTCTTCATGGCAGCACCTCTCAGAAGTCCATAAAGCTGGAGCTGTTGAAGCTGACAGTGATTTTCTTCTGCTGTGGTGTGTTCTGTTCCGGAACGGGCTTGACTGCATCACCGATTAAATCAATCTTCATGCAGAACTGAATCTTTGCACCGGGAAAATAGAACTCGACAGCTTTGGAGTATGCCTTGAAGTCGGATAAACTCGACCCTGCACCTTTGGCGACATAATCAAGGCAGTTCTGAAAACTCTTTCCGGATTGCTGAACAGCCTGAGCAAATTCAGATTCCTGATTGCAGAAATCTTTCAGAGCGTCAGCAGTTTCGGCGGCAATTTCCTGCTGAATGTTGCCTTTGATACCGGAGCTGCTGAAATATTTTTCGTAAGTGTAAAATTTTCGTTGGCAAGAGGAAAGAAAAAATAAAAAAGAGAGTGCAGAAGACTTGCACTCTCAGCCACAATATGCTTTAATAGA